ATCTTTGGCCATAGTCGTAAAAATGATTTTGCAAAGTATGTATCTGAAGTAACTGAAGGTGGAGGTCTTGCTGGATTCTTTGATGAAAACAATTCAAAGACTATCCTTAACTTCCAGCCAGGTCTTGATTTTGATGCAGTGCGTAATAAATTCTGGTTAGACATCAATCAGACAAAACCTTATATGCACAAGTGGATTGGCCGTACCACTAGTTGGAAAGGCTATGTGCAGATGTTTAAGTTCCATAACGAGTATCTTCGTAAAGCAGGATATATTACAACCTTTGAAGGTATTGAAAAGTCTCCAGCGTATCTTGCATTCCGCGAATTGTCGGAGTTCCATGGAATGATCGACAAAGAGATCAATACTGTTGACTTACAAAAGGATCAACCAGCTTATGTTTTCGGGCCTTTCATTAACGACCAAATGCTTTATCGTATGTCTGCTTGCGGCTTTGGTTATCAGCTTTCCGTACTTGATGAACGCTTTATCGAACGTTCTATTGAATATACTCATTGCGAGGTTGTTTGCGCTGGGGTAGTTCCAGTGTTTCGTAAAGCATATGGTGAGCGCTGTACTCACCGCAAGTTCGATGATAAGCTGATTAATTGCAAAGACAATGGTACTGTCTGGCTTGATGACAACGACATGCAACCGGCTTTCGATTTGGTGAATAAATTAGCTAAGGATGCTGTGATGCGTAATGAATACCGCGAAATGGCATTTGAATTTTATAAACAACATCAGGATTCTCAGTATACTTTTGCTGAGATGATGAAACAAATTGAAGCTAATCTATGAAACATGCATCTATCGTACCTCTCATTGGAGGAGAAACTATTGGGCAGATGAATGCCTTTGGCACAAAACCAGATTATCTCCTTTCCTATACACCGTTTAGTAACAACGATTCACACTTAGTCAATTACCTTAAAGACGTTCCCTATATTTTATTAGATCAAGGTGGAAGACACCCTCACTACGTTGATGTAGTGAATGCTGTGTGTCCATGCGCAGGTCTTAGTTCTCTTTCTCCAAGTGCCAACAGTGAAGCAGCAGTCAATGACTGGATGACAATCACTGCAAAATATGTTCTTGAGGAAATGAAACCCCAAGTATTCTGGGGAGAGAATGCTCCTCGATTTGCAGGTGAGATGGGTAAACCTATTGTCGCAAAGCTACACACTCTTGCACGAGATAATGGTTACACGATGTCCATTTATAGAACTAAATCTCTTCTTCACGGGATCTCACAAGTTCGTGAAAGGAGTTTTTATTTCTTTTGGAAAGGTAATAAAGTTCCAGTATTTCGGTACTACGACGAATATCGTCCTCCCATTGAAGAAGTATTTAAGCTGGTAGATCGTACTTCCACACAGCAGGAAGTTACTAATAAAAAAACCCCAAGTAAAGACGATCCTTACTATCGATATGTACTTGAAGTTATGCACGATGGTATAACCCATAAAGAGTTCCAATCGAAATTAACTAAATCTGCCGATGTCATGCACTATATAGAAGAAAATGGGCATGACTATACGATGGTCAAGTCCTTCTTTGAAAAGGAAGGATACAACAAACTCGCTGGAAAGATGGATGCGATTCAGGCAAAGCTAGATGCTGGCGGGAATATAATGAGGCGTGCTTCTTATATTCCTAAGAATTATATTGGAGCTTTTGTTGGTCATCTTCCAGTATCTATGACTCATCCTTACGAAGATAGGTATTTGAGTTATAGAGAATGCATGACTATCATGGGGTTGCCTCAAGACTTTGAACTCCTGAATCCTGCAAGAAACCTTAATCACGTATGTCAGAATGTGCCTGTTGGAACTGCTACCCACATGGCTACTGAGATTAGGGAAGTCTTAGAAGGAAAGAGGGATAGCCTAAACGGTACTCTTTTGTACCAGTTTAATCCTCAAAAAGCCTTTGAAATGCGAGATCCAGAGCCAATAAGCAGCTTAGAATCCTTCCTGTAAACATATCGCCCTTCGGGGCGATTGTAGTTTATAAATATAGATAGTACTCATATGGACACTATCTATGACATACAACTTCCAGGCAATGGCTTTGTCTGCAAGAAAGCTTACGAGTCTTCTTGTAGAAAAGGGCGTCGCCGCACAGATTAAGACTTCGCGTTATCAAACGCAGATCAAATCTGTAGAAGTTGCTTCAGCCACTTCAATCGATGAACTTTTACCTTCTTTGAGTATAGATGGCACGTTAGAAGATTTAACACCTATTGAAGAAAAGGCCATATCAGGGAAGTATAAAGCAAAGTTATTTAAGCTTTCAAGCTCGGTTGGAACTTTAATTAGAGGTGAGAGTGTATTTATTCTTAATACTTTCACCGAAAAAGGTGTATTGAAAACTAAAGACTTGGCACCGGAAAAATTAGGTCTTACAACATCGAGATATAGGTCTCTCGATTCATTCGACAAAGCAGTCAACGAAGGAATCCTAGCATTAAGAGTTCCTTCTGAAATTAAAGCAGTATTAAAAGAGTTGTATCATAATGTATCATCCAACAGATTAGAAAATGATACTATACCTTTAGCAGAAAAAACAAAAAAAGCTTTTGATATAATTAAACCTCAAGATAAACAGGCTATCGGTAAAGACTTTGGAGAAATACTTTCACTACGTTGGTACATCACACAATCATTTGGAAAAAACTTTACGAGTTTTTTCTTTTCAGAAATAAGCAATGAAGCTTTAGTTGACTTTGTCGTAGAGCTTGATAAAGATGGTAAGACACTTCGTAAAGATGTATCAGCGAAGTTTGAAGCAGGCGCTGCACCTTCTATTGGAGCAATCGCTGATAACATCGATAAAGTTTATAAGCGACCAAATCCTGAAGAGAAAAAAGCATGTGATGTATTAAAAGCTCTTGCTGGTTTAACTGGTGAAAGAGAAACCACATCTAATAAAATTCTTGCAGCGTTTAAAACATTAGATTTGCCGGCATATAAAACTCTAGCAAAAACTATTGGTATAAAAGATGCTAAACGAATGACATTAAAAGATATACAAGATTTTATACAAACTATTGCCAATTCTAGTAAGACCTCAAAGGGAAGAATAGATTCCTTTAACGAAAAATTTAAAGACTTCTATCAAGATCTTGGTAAAAATGTAGACCCTGCATCACTTGGTGTTGTATTTAGTGGAACTAACTTTCCAAAATACTTTTCGTTGATCATGTCTCCAATGGGTTACGCACTAGTTGACTATATGAATAAGCAACCCATTTATCAGGAAGTGCTAAATAATATTAGTCGTGAAATGACAACGGAACAAGTTTATTTAAATTTTACTACAACTGCTATAGTGTTTAAGAAAAAATTATTTTCGAACGCAGAATTTAAATTTTCTTATGGCGCTAATGCAAAAAACTCCGACAACACTGGAATTAAATTCTCAATGAAATTATGAAATCACTAAAACAATTTATTGCAGAAGAAAAAAATACTCACATGGAACACGTTGAAGATTTAATCTTTAATGAAGGTGTTGTAGGTGCACGTAAAGCTATTAAATTTCTTAGCGATTTACGTGATATGCTTGCGGGGCGTTCAAAATCTGCGATCACTTCGACTGTAAAGTGGGACGGTGCGCCCGCCGTATTTGCTGGCATTGATCCTCGAGATGGCAAGTTCTTTGTTGCAAAGAAGGGAGTCTTTAATAAAGAACCTAAGGTTTACAAAACAAGTCCTGAAATAGATGCAGACACTTCAGGTGACTTAGCCGCTAAGTTAAAAGTAGCACTGAAAGAATTTTCTAAACTTGGCATAAAATCTGGAGTATATCAAGGTGATTTGTTATTCACCGATGATATTAAAACAGAAACAATTGACGGCGAAAAATATACTGTTTTTCATCCTAATACTATTGTGTATGCTGTGCCTTATGATTCTGAATTAGCTAAAAAAATACGTAAAGCTAAGATTGGAGTTGTTTGGCATACTACTTATGAAGGTGATTCGTTTGAAAGTATGAGAGCATCATTTGGTAAATCTATAGTTGATAAGCTTAATTCTAATCCAGCTGTGTGGATGGACGATGCTACATATAAAGATTATTCCGGTACTGCCACCTTTACGGTTGATGAAACTAAGAAGGTGACAGAGGTATTATCGCGCGCTGATGCTGTGTTCAACTCCATTAGTGCACCAACTTTAAATGGGATAAGCAACGATGAAGACCTCTTACTTGCAGTTAAAACCTTTAATAATACAAAAATACGAAAGATGGAACAGATTAGTGACACTCGTGCCCACGTACGAGAGTTGTTCCACTGGATCCACGACAGATACGAAAAAGAAATCGAAAAGAAAAAAACAACCGCAGGTAAACAAAAGCAAGAAGACGCGCGCAAGAAAGTCTTAAGCTTCTTTGCTCACCACGATCAGAATCAAATAGTAGCAATATTCGATTTAATGAACTTAATAGTTGAAGCTAAGAAACTTATTATTGCGAAGATGAATAAAGCCGGGCACATAAACACGTTCCTTAAAACACAAAATGGATTTAAAGTAACTGGTGTTGAAGGATTTGTAGCCATCGATCATCTTTCAGGAAATGCAGTTAAGATAATTGATCGTATGGAATTCAGTTACGCAAACTTTTCACCAGATATATTAAAGGGATGGCAACGCTAATGCTAACATTTAAAGATTACTTAGAAGAAGCTATTAAAGGGTGGAAACACGCTCACGGTGATATTGCAAAGATGAGAGCTAGCGCAGGAAAAGAAGTACGCTTAGTAAGTCTTAAAAAAGACGGATCTGAATCTAAGATGCACGACGCAGAAAAAAGATTCAAGTCTGAAGAAGAAGCTAGAGCACATCATGAAAATATTAAAAAGTTAAATCCCAATAGAAGTATAGCTCATAACTTATACGTTAACAACAAAATGGAAAAACTATCATGATATCATTCAAAGATTTTTTAGACGAAGCCGAGAAAATGAAAGGCAAGGATCCATGTTGGAGTGGATACCAGATGATTGGTATGAAGATGAAGAATGGACGTAAGGTTCCAAACTGTGTGCCAAAGAACGAAGGTTTTGTAAGTGATGCTCAGCGTAAAGCAGTGTGGGCTACACGAAAGGATGGCGGTAAAGGTCATCCAGATAAAAAGACAAACGAAGAAATTGAAAATCACTTTGATTTAATTGAAGACATGGTTGAACAAATCGCTTTCGATGATGGAATTGATTCTGAAACTTTATGGGAAATGTTAGAAGAAGTTTCTGATGAAGAGTTATTTGAATATGCTATTGATGCTAAAGGACATAAGTCTTCTGAAGGTGGATTAACACAAAAAGGTGTTGATGCTTATAACCGCAAGACTGGTGGCAACTTACAAACCGCAGTTACTACTCCTCCTTCTAAATTAGATCCTGATAGTAAAGCTGCAAAGCGCCGTAAGTCTTTCTGTGCTCGTATGGGTGGAATGAAGAAGCGTTTAACTTCTGCAAAGACAGCACGTGATCCAGATTCCAGAATTAATAAAGCACTTAGAAAGTGGAATTGCTAATGTTATCTTTTAGACAATACATTAAGGAAGACAAGCCTGGAGAAAATCCAGTAATTTCAGCAAAGGATGCTCAGGCTAAGCTATCTAAGCGCAAGTGGAAGACTATAACTACACACAAGTGGTTTGCAGATTACATGCATACTCCGCAAACTCTTAACATTCCTATAGGATTTAAGATTGGCGGTAACTCAGCTTTTGATGAAGTATACGTAGCTCACGGTCCTATGGGCAGCGACAAGTTGCGAAGAATGTTAAGGTTTGTTTTTCTCAAAGATAGACTTATTAATATAGATTATTATCAGAACTGGCACGACGAGTTAATTGCTGGTCATATCAAGTGGAAACATATTAAATCACTAAAAGCAGTAAAAGAAGAAAATAACATAGGTTATGAAGGTACTGACAAACTTACTCAACACCGTAAGAAAATGACACCTGGAGAAAAGCCAGTAACGCCTGATATGTTTCCTGATTGGTGTGAATGTGAAAATGTAGAAAAAGATAAATAACTAGTACATAACTTAATTGATGGAATAAAATGAAACAATTTAGACAGCTCATTAAAGAGCTGCCCTCTAAGAAAATAGTATTTGCCTTTGGTCGTTTCCAACCTCCAACGACCGGTCACGAGCTATTGGTAAATGCCGTCAAGAAGATCGCTTCAGCACAAAAAGCCGATCACGTTATATACGCTTCCCGAACACAAGATAAAAAATCTAATCCACTTCCAGTGGATCGTAAGGTGTATTATCTTAAGAGAATGTTTCCCAATACTAACTTTGTTGCGGCAAACGACGAAGTAAGAACATTTATAGAAGCTGCAAAAGCGCTTAACAAAAAATACAAAAATCTTGTCATGGTTGCCGGTTCGGACAGAGTTCCTGACTATAAAAAATTCCTTGACAAGTACAATGGTACTGAGTTTAAATTCGATACTATTGAAGTCGTATCAGCTGGTGAACGTGATCCAGACTCCGACACCGCAGCAGGTATGTCAGGTACAAAGATGAGAGAGGCGGCAAAGAAAGGCGACTTTGTTACCTTTAAAAGAGGATTACCTCACACCCTAACAGAATTAGACGGTAAGCGCTTGATGAATGAAATTCGTCAAGGCATGGGTGTAGAAGTTGTTAAAGAACAGATTAAGTTTGAAACCGATAATGTACGTGAAAAATATTTTTCAGGTGAAATATTTCACGTAGGTGACATCGTCGAGTCTGAGGGTATTACATATCAAATTATAAAGCGTGGTTCCAATCACCTGTTAGTTGAAGACGAACAGGGAAACAAAGTAAGTAAGTGGCCACAAGATCTTCAAGAATCTACAAAAGAATTCAAAAGGTTAGACGAAATGATTATTAAATCTGCAGATAAACTAAAAGTAGCTCGTATAATTGCGTCTTCACTTGGCATGGAAGATGTTGATGATAAGACCGGCGCTGAACAGATGATTAATCTTTCGTTACGCAAAGTAAAGAGTAAGAATCTAACTCCTGAAGCATGGAAGATTCTCGGTAATATGTTGAAGTTGGCTTCAGACGCAGGAATTAAGTACGATACCTCGATTATTCCTGAGACTAAATTTAAAGTCATGGGTTTAGAAGAAGAATCAGATCTTCTAGATAAAGACATCGACGATATGATTGGTGGATTATCCGATGATGATTATCTAGAAGCATACGAAGACGATGAGTTTTCCATCATTGACCAAGTAACAGGTGAACACATCGCTGAGTTTAAAGAAGAAGTAATTCTTGAAGTATTATCCCGTGCTGAAAGAATTCGTGCTAAATTGCGTTTTGCTAGATCAGAAGCAAAGCGTGAACGCAGAACTGCTATAGCACTTAAAACCCGTTCAAATACTGCAACACTAAACAAGAGAGCACGTCGTCTAGCAATTGTGACAATGAAGAAACGTCTTGCTAGAAAACCTTTAGATAAACTCTCAGTTGCAGAAAAAGAAAGAATAGAAGCAACTATTGCTAAGCGTAAAAATGTTATTGACCGTATAGCAATGCGACTAGTACCGAGAGTAAAAAAGATCGAGAGTGATCGCCTTACACATAAAAACTATACCAAATAAGGAAATAATATGGATGATCTAGAAAAATCAATGCGAAAGTGCTTAGCTAATACGTTTGTTATGTACTTTAAAGCGCACAGCTTTCACTGGAATGTTGAAGGAATTAACTTCCCAACATATCACGAATTCTTTGGAAACCTATATGGAGAACTACACGGTGCTGTAGATCCTATCGCTGAAGAGATTCGTGCACTTGGTGCTTATGCTCCAACAGGATTGAATGAACTCTATCGCGATGCAGAGATTAATGATAGTAGCTCTAAAGGTGATTCGGTTCGCGAAATGTTAATGTCTCTACTAGCTGATAACAATACAGTTATAAATTGCTTAAACGAATCTTTCAAATTAGCAGACGAAGCAGATTTACAAGGTCTAGCAGATTTTATTGCTGGAAGAATTGATGTTCATAAGAAACACGGATGGATGATTTCTTCTTGTCTAAAGGGTGCATAAATATGGAAAAGAAAAAAATAAAAACTGATCGTATCGTCTTTAATAAAGGCGAAGACGATGGTAAAAAAGGAGTTTCAGAACAAATGAAAAAATCATTCGATCAATTTATGCAAGAGCATACTCCTGATCTTACTGAAGAACAACTCAATGAACTAGTCGCTGAGCTTCAAGAAGTGTTAGGTAAAGATGATCCTGCTGGAAAGTGGATCAGCGACTTCGTGCACTCGGATAATCCAAAGTTTGCTGGTAAGTCTAAAGAGAAGCGCAAGCAGATGGCACTAGCAGCTTACTATGCCAAGCAGCGTAACGAAGAATCAGAAATTGAAGAAAGTAACAATACTCAAAAGAAATTTACTGTTGTTCACTATAGTCCAAAAACAGATAGAAACGTTACTAAAAAAATTAGAGCTAATTCAGAGTCTGAGGTATGGGATAAGTTGAAAGCAAAAGGCATCAATCCTGTCAGCGTAAAGGAAGAACATGTTACAGAAGGCTATGGCGTAGGTTGGATGCTTCGTGCTGATCCTAAACTTGGAGCCAAAGTTAAAGCAAAAATAGATGCTGATAAGCTTCGTCAGAAGTATATGGGTAAGACTTCCGATGAAATCGAAAAGATGAGAAAAGAAAAAGCTAAGCAAACCAACGAGGCTCTTCGATTAAGCCCAGAAGCTGGTAAGAAACTATCTGCTGCAGTTGCTTCAGCTGCTAAGGGCGGCAAAGTTCATTTTCAATCCACTAGCGTAGGAAAAGATGGAAAGAAAACCACAGAGCACGGTTATACCGATTCAGAAGGTAACCGTGTAGTCACTAAAGTCGTCAAAGAGGAAGAACATATGGACGAAGCTCTAAAGGGTAATCAACATAAGATTGACAAGAACAAGAATGGGAAAATCGATGCTCACGACTTTAAGTTACTTCGTAAAGAAGAAGCTGACGAGATCGACGAAGCACAGAGTCATCAGGCTAAGACAACGATGAAGCACATCGACAATCCAACAGCTGGCGAAAAGAAAGCAGCTAAGGATATCAAACCTGGTATTGCTGGATTCCGTGATCGTATCGCTATGCTTAAGTCTGCCGAAGCACGAGGTGCTCTAAAGAAAGAAGAAGCTGAACAAGTTGATGAAGCAGTATCTTCATCTGATGCAAAAACAACGGCTGAAAGATTAGTTAAAAAGACAATTGCTACTCATGGTATTGCAAATCCAAGAACAGCAAGTGACCATGCAAAAAATGCTCATGCCATTGAAAAAACTTTAGATCGTGCTTCA